GAAATTGTTCCGCCAGAAGAACTGAATTTAGAATTTGCGGTATTTCTTGCATACTGGTCAATTGTACCTGACGACAATGTGTTGGCGTAATTATAAGCTGCATTAGCTTTATTATAAGAATTTTGTGCAAAATTATTTACACCAGTAATATTATTATTTTGAGTTGTATTAACTCCTTGAAGAATTATAATATCACTTGTTGCTGTATTGGCAGTATTGCGAGCAAACTGGTCAATATTATTATCTGTTACAGAATTTAATGTGGCGAATCCACCAGGTGTAACACCATCATGAACTGTGATAGTCTTATTTGTGGTGTTAATAATCAATTCACCGTTAGCACCAGTTGTGTTAGCAATCGTTGCGGAATTATATCGTCTGAATTGTAATGTGCGGGACATTTTAGTTACCTTTATTGTAAATCTGTTGGGTTTTCTTGTTCTATATGTAGGTCGTCACGGCCAACCTGGTCTAGAGCATCACCAGCAAAATCAATTGGCAAAATATTATCTTCATCAATATATGGTGCTTCTGAAATTTGTGTAGTCACAACATATGGTGTGGTTACATTTGCATCTGTCGGCATTGGTGTAGTATCTATCTGAACCAGTTTTTGTGCCACAGGATTGAATGAAGTAAACGTATAATTTGTGCTTGAACTGGTTGACTGAATAGGTAAATTAGAAACAAAGTTTCCATTAATATTTCTTAATTGTAATATATTATTATTAAATGATACTACTTTACCTGTTGCAATTGCCAAAGGTGCAGAGAATCCTTGATAAACCGTTTCACCAATCTGATATGTTCCAACACCAGAATTAGGATTCATTGTAAATTGTATTACATCATCTTCAGTAATTTGATTATAGATTGATGTGATAGAATGTGTAATTGGACCGCCCGTGTCGGATATTTTACCAAAAATATAACCTTTTACAGTAAATGCAAGTGTCCAAATAATCACACGAGTATCACGTTCAAAATTACCTTCATAGTCAATGTCTTGTGCTGTTGAATTTAATACAACAGGAATATTTTTAACAATACCCATTTCAGGTATCATATTGAGTTTCATTGTATAATCTGGTGTAAAATACGAAAGAATATGTTCAATAATTTGTGTGCCATCTTCAATGTTTCTTACATATAGATAAAGATTGAAATCAAAATTATATGGCACTGGATTGTATTGTGCAACTAAACCCTGAGATGTCTGTGCAAATTGCCTTGTGTTTGTATTTTGTTTACGGCTGGCATCATAATTAAAACCGAGTAATTCAAATGACATTCTTGGTAATGTAATCTGTGTTTTTTTGTCTAAATTTGGATCAGTTTCTAAACGAGCAACATAATCTTCTTTTGGCGCATATACGATAGGCACAATCATACGCTGTGCTTCAGAGTAATCTGGATTATACCGCACCAAAGTAATATCGTTGAATAGGTTACCAAAACCTATTACATATTTTCTTAATGCACGATTGTAAAATATATTGGCCATTAGATACTACCAAAAGGATTTGTTTCTGCAAAATTAACAATTGAGTTTGCATTTTGTTCAATAATATAATTATCATATGAATCATCTTCTACATTGTCTTTTAATGGGTCATATGATGATAGTGTATATTGTGCATTACTGGTAGCACCAACAATTTTAATTGGACCACCTTCAACAAATTCTCCAGCAATATTAGATACTGTTAATGTGTTTGCACCAAATGTATTTGCACTACGAATCCAAGATTGAACAATCGCCACGGCAGCCGCATTGGCTTGTGTATTGGCAGTTGACTGATAAACGATTTCACCAAACTGGTAATTTCCTGTGCCTGTACCAAGATTGAGTTCAATAGTATATGTTGCCTGTGTGGCTGCATCATCAATATCTCTAACACCAGTAGCAATAAGTTCACTAGAAAACTTGAACTTCTCAAGGTGTAACTCATAAAAATATGGTGCTGGACGACCAAGCATATAGAAGTCTTTATCTTGGTCGGTAAATGTAATTTCATACAATTCACCTGTACCATTTAAAAATGGAATCCAAATTAAATCACCTTCTCTTGGCCGTGTAAAAGTATTTTGTGGAACTCGTTGAGAGAATGTTCTCTTGGTTAAAAGTACCTTAGTGTGGTTTTTAATCTCAAGACCAAATTTAGAAAAGAATTCTTTTTCACCAGTATAGTTGAGTGCTTCAGATAGATACATCTCAACAGGAAATGCCGATTGAAATTTCTTAACCGGATCTTCACCAAATAACAAATCACGAGCAGCATCGTTGTCATTAGGAAGATACATTCCATCAAAACCCATAATCTGTATGGATTCTACAATCAAATCTTCTACGAGCCGTTGTTCAGCAAAGCGAGAATTGTAATTGTTAAAATATTGAGAAGTAGCCATTGTGTCGTTAGTTCATAAAGAATTCTAAAACGCCACCATAGTTATTTTCCATATCTTTTTCAAGGTCATCAATTTCTTGCATAGCCTCTTCAAAGATTTTATCACCATTCAGAACAACACCACCAGGTAGTTGTATGTTACCAAACTTTTTAAGATTCTCACCCCATTGGCGTTTAATCAGAGCAGTTGCATATCGTTTCAACCAACGGTCGTCCCACACACGATTATATACTGTAGGATTAATAATGGTATAACAATCAACAATAACTATTTGGCCAACTGGAGCTTCTTGGTCTCCCCATGCCCAATCAACAAACAATTTTTCCATGTGTCGTTGATACCGAATTGGAACTTCACCAGTAAACAATTGTTCAAGCATACGAAGATGCTGCATTGTCATGGTATAATTGATGTATGAAGCTGATGTAAAATCGTAGAGTTCGTTTAGACGAAGTTGATAACGCAAGTCAAACATATCAACACTTGCTTGCGAATCATTAAGTGGAAATATCCGAGTGACGCCTACAACTTGTGTAGATGCATTGGCATTGTCAGTTACATTACTTAAATCTAGATACTTGTTATCAATATCTTGTTGAGTTACGGTGTGGATGTAATAAGTTTTTTGTAACCCATCAAAATGATAGTCTTGAAAATATTGTAGTGCATCGTCTATTCTGTCAGAAACTTGGTCTGGATCTACGTTAATTTCAATAACAGGAAAGCCAAGTTTTCTAAGGCAGTAATCGGTGAATTGGGTTCTATTTGTGACGGTTGCCATGTTGTCCTCAACATTATAGATATCCTGTATTTAGGTGAGTGAGGATACTAGATTTTTATTGTTTTTCTTTTTTACGCTGTATATGAACCAGATGAATTAAACTGTAGAATTGTGTTTGATCCGCTTGTTGTAACTGTTGGGCTGCCAGTTGTTGTGCCTGAATAATTTGCTGTAGGAACGGAAATAATAACTACTCCAGATCCACCATTTTTACTTGCAGCATCATTATTTGCAGAACCTCCACCACCGCCACCAGTATTTGCTGTTCCAGGAGTTCCAGCACCTGATCCACTACCTCCACCACCATTTCCTCCAGCGGCACCAGCAGCTCCACCGCCACCAGCACGGAATACAGAAGAACCAGTAATAGAAGATGCCAATCCGGCACCACCAGCACCACCTACAGAGCCGGATGATGTTCCGTTATTACCAACTGCTCCAGCACCTCCACCACCACCTGATCCGTTACCCACACCAGCTTGAGATGTTCCTGATCCACCATTGTTACCTTGACCAGCAGTTCCGGATCCTCCCGAAACTGTGCTTGATCCACTAGCACAACCTCCACCACCAGATCCACCATTTCTACCAGTGCCTCCGGTGTTATTACCTGCTCCACCACCACCTATTGGTGTGACACTAAAAGCTGAAGAATTTGTTCCGTCACCGCCATTACTATTTACACCGCCACTGCCGCCTCCACCAACAACAAAACTATAAGTTGTTCCAACACTAACGGTTGCACTACCAGTTAAATAACCTCCGGCACCACCTCCACCACCAGAAGATCCACTAGCACCTGAACCACCGCCTCCACCAGCAATAGCCAAATATGATACAGCATAGGTCGGTGCAGTAGAAGAAAAAACCCAGCCTGAACCATTATATCCTTCTAATTGACCAAAACTAGTATTCCATCTTACAGCTCCTGTTGGCGGAGTTACAGGCCTTTGAGCAGTTGTACCTGATGGTAAATCCAAATAACCTGTTGATGTGTTGTTTTGATCCGAAACTGCTGTAATTGAATTTGGTCCTGTTGCGCCTGTGGGTCCAGTGGGGCCAGTTGGTCCTGTTGGACCAGTTACACCTGTAGCGCCTTGTGGTCCTGTAGGACCTGTTGGTCCTGTTGGACCTGTTGGACCTGTTGGACCAGTTACGCCTGTAGAACCTTGACCACCAGTTGGTCCTGTTGGACCTGTTGGACCAGTTACGCCTGTAGAACCTGTGGTACCAAGACCGGTAGCACCTTGTGGTCCTGTTGGTCCTGTGGGACCATTTGGTCCTGTAGATCCAGTAAGACCTGTGGCTCCCGATATTCCTGATCCTGCTACGAATGATTGAAATTGCATTTTTTTACCATTTATTTAATTTACAGGTACCGTTTTGAAATGTTACTAAGGCTGCAACTAGACAGCCACACGCACCGCAAAATACACCTTTTTTAATTTCACAGGCTTTACAAATATTTAATCGTTTTTCTTTTTCTTCTTTGAATGTGAAGAATTCTTTAGGTGTTTTGCATATTCCACAATTCATTATTATAGTATGTAACGAACAATAACTATTCCAGAACCGCCGCTTCCACCGTTGCCGGTACAGTAACCACCGTTACCGCCACCACCACCACCTCTATTGGTCTCACCGTTAGTTGCTCGTGGTGAATTGTTGAAG